ACCTATCCATCTCCTGCTGTGCAAGAACCCTGTTTAGGGCTTCTTCCATCAGGTTCACATCTTCATCAAAGACTACAGTCCTAGACTTCTCTTCAGCTTCCCTTATGTGTTCCTCAAGCATTGACTGCAACTTGAAGAACTCACTTAAATTCTTTACTATCTCTGTTTTGACTTGAGTTTCGTCAACTGCAACGTAATCAGATTTCTTGCTCTTGCCAACAGGCTTTGCAACTTGAGGCTTTGGTTTAGCACCAAAGAATCCAAGTAGCTGATTCCAGAATCCATGAAGTTCTTTACCAATGGCAACAACTTCTTCACCAGTTCGCTTAATCTCAACGAAAGACTCTTTAGCTTGCTTATAGAGTTCACAACCAGCTTGGATGTTTTTGACCAAGCCAGCCGCAAGAAGACAAATAGAGATTGGGTCAATTTCAGTCTCCTATTGGGTTGAAAATAAGCCTCTAGCTGTAGGACTCTGCTGCATCTCTCGAATCCTACGCTCACGCAAAATGTCAATTGCTGGATTTTGGTTAAACAGTGATGGAGATTGAATAACAGCTTGAGTTCCTAGTGCTGGTAAGGCTCTTGTTGCAGTACCAGTAACCACAGGCTTGCTACCAGTTCGCATTTGATTAGCTAAATCCTCAATAGTACCCATCCTATACTGAGTAGCAGCAGCCCTTGACCCCATTGTTGTCGCACCAATTACAACGCCAGTTATTGGGTCAAAAGCAGTAATACCTGCTGTACCACCCATAGTAAACACACCTGTAGGTGCAAACTTACCAAAGAATCTCAAAAGATTTTGCGTTGAATCTCCTTTAGCCGCCTTTCTAATTGCGTCTCTTTCATCTGATGAAAACATAGCCATTCTTTTTTCATTCTTGGCAAGTTGTCTTAACTGAGCCGCCATTGAATTTTCAGCACCAGACTGAGTGTATTTTGTGGCATCTAGTTGTGCTTCTTCAAGCATATCTGTGAATATTTCAGACTTCTTCATCTTGGAATAAGCATCTCTAGCTTCACCCCAAGTCTTACTCATAACCTTTGTGTCACCTGACTCAACCTTTGTCTGATCTACTTTCATCAAGTAGTTATCAAACCTGTCCAAAAGAATAGAACCCAAACGCTTTTCTTCAGGGTCTGTACTCTTTTGAGCGCCACGAATGATTTTTCTTAATGCCTGTAACTCAGTCCAATCTTTTGGTTGAGTTGAACTTGTTAATTCTTCTATTGCGCCAGCAATTTTTGGATACGCTTTAGGCGTATATCCTTCAGACCTTAAATCTCCTGTGACATTTTTCATATCAGCAACAAATTCAGGCGACTTAAATTTAAACCCCATCTGATCTAAAGCATCATATCTATCTTGTGCAATTCTTCCCATTGCGTCTTCTGATACTGCTTGTTGTGTTTTAGGTCTTTTAATGCCTAAAAGTGAAGTTCCAAGTGTTGTCAAAAAAGACGCAATAGGATTGTTTGTAAGTTCATAAACACCTTGACCAGCCATTGATGCCACTGGCGCTACAACTGCTTGAGTTGTTGGGTCTGTTGCTAACCTACCCGCCAACTCTCTACCAGTTTGTGTAGTTGCCGTAGTTGCTAAGTTTGCCAATGCTGGAATTTGTTTGCCAACACCAGTCATGGTTTCAAGACCAACACTAGCAACTCTTTCAGGTGCTGTTTGTTCTTCTGGAGGCGCAGTAAATCCTGCCTTTGTCATCAAGTTCTGAATGCCTTGAGAGGTTGGCATTAACCTGTAGTCGGTAAATGGAGACATAGCAAGGTTGGCAACACTTCCAACTACATCAGCCGCTGGAACTAACATACTTCCAGCTAAAGCCGCTGGCGCACCACCAAAATAACCACCAACACTAGCACCAACTGCTGTAGGCGCAACGGCTCTTGCCGTAATATCCATCCCTCGTCTAAATGCGCTCATCATAGGAGATGAATCCTCTTGTGGAACAGGAGGTGCAGGAGTTTGTCCCGCCTGTTGCAAGGCATATTGATATGCCTGTGCATCTGTCAACTCACGATCTGAATCAACATCATAAACACCTTTATTGGGGATGGTTATCTCATAAGTGAATTTAGCCGTTTTTTCCATTTTCTTTTCCTTTATGGGTTTTGCCGTTTACGAACAACTACACCAGTAGGAATATCTGATGGTGCTGCTTGGTTCTCAACTTTTTCTAGCCAACCAGCCAAAGTATTACCTCTCTTTGACAGGTAAGTAGCTTGTTTACTCAAATAACCAGCAAGTTTTTCTTGAGCATTTTTCTTATTCTGCAAAAATGTTTTAAGGTCTTTAGGTGCTAAACCAGTTGGTAATGCAGTATCCAAAGCAAGGTTCAATTCACCCTCAGACAAAGCGCCAAAGGTAACTGAACCAATCACATCAAGACCTAAATTTTGTCTTACGTTTGCAAGTTGTATTGATGCCGCTGTTATGTTTGGCAACTTGCTTGCAATTACGCCTGTGTTTGCACCAGCATCAATTGCGGCAATAGCCTCATCAATGTTGCCAAGATTCTTCTTGATTTTCCCAACTTCAGCAAACGCTTGACCAACTTGTTTTGCAGTCAACTCACCAATACCTCTACCTTGCGCCCTGTCTTGTTGAACATTTGCGCCAAATTCTTCTGAGTTCTTAATTGCATCTGCTCTAGCTTGACCTTTAAGTTCTTCCCCTAAAGCGCTAATAACCTTTGTTGTTCCATTTTTCATAACAACAATGGTTGTTCCATCAGGCGTAACCTTGCTTGATTGAACCTTGTCTGAGCCACCAACACCAGCTTCTGCTTTTCTTTGATTTCTGTCTAAAGCCTGATTATTTACTTTGGTTAGGCTTTCAAGCGAATCTGTCCTACCTTTATCATCAAGATTGTCCCATTGACTTGCAATTTCTTTAGCAAAAGGAATAACTGTAGGGTCAACCGCTTTTGTATCAATCATTGCCTTGATTGGGTTAACGCCAGCAGGGACTGCTTTCAATCCTTTTGGAGTCACTATGTCATAGTCCCCAGTGATAGGATTTACTTCAGTAATAATGTCGCCACGTTTAAATACCTTAGTCTCAGGAATAAACTGTTTAAGAACTGCACGACCAGCAACAGTTCTTGAAAGTTGTTGCTCAACTTCCTTGTTACGAGTCCCATCATCATTGAAAAGAGTCTTAGCAAGATTTTGAACTTGTTGAGACTCAAGTCCTTGAGATGCTTTAATACGTTGTTCAATAATATCTGAGCCAATCTTTCCAAAGCCTAATAATTGGTTGTAAACAGTCTCATCAACAGTGCCATCAGCCTTGATAAGACTTTTAGACAACTCAAGAGCATTGGCTTGTAATCCACGATTCTGCATACCTTGACCACGATCAAGCAAAAACTTCTCACGCTCAAAGCCACGAATCTCTTGTTCTTGCGCCTGCTGCTTTGCCTTCATCATCTCATTACGCAACAGGAATGCAGCTTCTTGATCTCCTGTTTGCAATGCCGCTTGAATGGCTTGAGCATACGAATCAGGGTTGCTAGGGTCAATCATCCCAAGCAACTGTTGCCGTTGCGTAATCTTCTGCAACTGTGGGTCTTGACCACCCAAAGCACCGCCAACTGCTTGACCAAACTGGTAACCAGCAGTCCTAGCACCTAAAGCAGCTTGCTGAAACGGGTCTAACTGCACTTCTTGAAAAGCACGATTACGAACCTGTGCTAACTGGTTTTGTTGGTACTGTTCAGGAGTAGTGAACAATCCTAAGATTTCTGATGGCATGATTTTTTCTCCTTACTGAATGCTGGTTAACGAACAGGTACATATCGACCTGTTACAGGGTCAATAGTCATATTGCCAAAAGTCCTTGGTTGTGAATATGGGGCATAAGCATCTACAAGTTCACCTGTATAAATATTCCTAACTTGTGCTGGTGGATTTGGCGTACTCCCAAATATGTTCTCTAATCCACGAGTGACATTAGGACTGTTTGCAGCACCAGCTAAAAGGTTTCCAGTTCCACTGTAGGCATTTGCTGGAGCCATTGTTCCTGCTGCATTGATGATGCCCTGACCAGTTAATCTGCCAACATTAGCATTTGCTGTGCTTACCTGTGAACCAATTGCAGTGCTTAAATCCAAAGGCTCTCGGGCTAATCTATCAAGTCCTGATGAGGTATCCATTGCGGTGGTAAATGGCGAATAAGCCGCTGTTTGACCTGTGTAGAACCTACCCTGCAAATTAGCACCAGTATCAAATAATCCAGCACCATAAGTTATTCGGTTTCTTGCCTCTTGATCTGCATTTGCAGCAAGAACCAAATCTTGTTGAGCCAAAGAGTTGTAGTAAGCAGCAAGTTCAGGGTTTGTATTCATCAAGTTGCCACCTTGAGAAACCGCTGCACCAGAACGACCTGTTTGGAACTGTCTGTTTCGCAACTCAGCAAGTTGATTCTCTCGGCTAGGTGTAAGCAAAGCCTGTTGTTTGGAAATGTAGTCTTGTGCCGCCTGTTCAGGTGTTTTAGCAAGGTATCCTTGACCCAAACCAAACAGACTCTGTGCCGCACCAGTTAACGGCTGATAAGCGGTTCTAGCACCCTCTATATCAGTCATGCCTTGACCAGCAAGTGTTCTTAATCTATCTTGGTAACCTGTGATTTCAGCACTAGGTGTATATCCTGCACCAGTGACATTACCAGCGGCATCAGTTGTAAAGTTTGATGAACCAAAGCGAGTAGTCACGCCAACAGGTCTAAACCTAGCCGCATCAGCAGCAATCTGTGCCGCACGAATCTGTGCATCAGCTTGCGTCTGAGCCGCTTCCTTGGCTTGCTCAGACTGCAAGTAAGAACCACCAGCACCGATTAACCCTTGAATAACTGATGGCGCAAAAGTCTTTAAAGTATCTAAATCAATACCAGTTGCACTTGAAATAGCAGACAGCACACTTGAGGTAACACCAGTTCCAGCACCTGCACCAGCGGCAGTACCAGCTACAGAAGCCGCAGCAGGAATAGTAGACGCAGCAGCAGGTGCAGCAGCGGCTGAAGCAGCAGGTGCAGCAGCACCACTAGGAATGCCTGCCGTAACCCCTGCTGGTGCGCCTGTCATTGTCGGTATGCCCAATGTGGCCGCCCCTGCTGTAACGCCTGGCGCAAAGAAACCACCCGCACCAGCACCCGCTGGTAATGCACTTCCCATAAATCCACCAGCCGCACCAGCTCCTCCTGCCGCCGCACCCGCACCCGCTGTACTAGCCGCCGCACCAGCACCACCACCACCAAATAAGCCACTAAGATTTCCAGCAGCGGCATTACCAGCCAAAGCCGCCAAAATAATCGGACCAAGGTCTCTCGTTATATCTCCAAAAAGACTACCGCTATTGGCTGCATTTGTTGAAGCTGAATCAGTAATAAATTCACCAGTGGCGCTGTATTCTGGCTGTATGTGATATTCGTTATCTGCAAAATATCTTTGTTGCGATGTAATTTTTAATAGCTTTCCATTAACATCATACTTGGCAACTAATGGAGGAACAGGAAACCCTAGAGCATCTGTTTCGGGGTAATCGGCAGGTTTCTCCAAGGGTATTTCATACCCAATAATATTTCTGCCCATCTCAGTAGAGCGTATAGGTGTTGCATTTTCAGGCACTATAGGTCTAGGTGGTTCGCCCAAACTCATTTGGCGTGTATAAGAGAATTGCTTTGGCAAAGCATCAATGATTTTTTTAGGTAAGTTGGTAGCCATAATATTTTTCCTTAAACAGTACCATTGGCAATCACATTGCCCAACACAGTGAAATTACCTGAAGAATCTATCTTGGCAACAGCAGTCGCTGAGTTGTAGATGTACAAGACATTGCTCGTCTCAACAAACGAAAAGTTTGTAAAGTCACCATCTGCCTTTGAAGTAATCGCAGTTTGGATGTTGGTGAACTCAGTATCAATCTCAGTTCCCTTGACAACCTTTGCCGCATTGCCTGAAATCAAGGCATCTTTAGCTGCAAAGTTAGTGGTTTTTGTGTAATTTGCCATGATGTTTCCTTACGCCAGTTTGCCGTTTTTGGCTTGAATTTCAATCTTCTGAATGCTTATGGGCGCACCATTGATCTGCACCTCATAGCCTGTTTGAACAACCTTACCAAAGCCACTTGCTTGACCAACCAATGTACTCAACTGAATACCAGCAGAGTAGTTTGCAACTGGCACTCCATTGTCTCCATACTCAGCAATCCCATATTCAGCAACAGTGGTTACAGGAATCTGCAATGTTTGAGCATAATATTGACCAGAAAAGTCATAGCCCCACTTGATGATGAATCCTTGATTAGAGCCACCAATAACAACAACAGAAATCTTTTTTAGAATAGATGTAATATTTACATCACCAAGGTCTGCATAGTTGGTGAAATACTGAAAACGATAGGTAGAAGCATGGTCAAGAAAAGTACCATACTTGCACACAAAACCATTCTTACCAAGAAGCAAATCACCATTGCGCTTTGATAGAAAACAAGTAGGCTCAATACTCTCCCAAGTGGTTACTCTAGCACTGCCATCTTCTAATTGCCTCTTTGTATCAAACACATAGACTTGTTTGGCAGTAGGCAAATTTAAAAGATAAAAAGCATTGCTTTCAGAGTAAACAGCCTTGATGTTTGATAAAGTCTCACCACCAACATTGGTCATCAAGTCATTACGAACATTCTTAGACAAGTCCCGCAAAGGTGCTGACTTCTCTTGAATAGTACGCAACAAGCTGCGAACACCACTGTTTGACAAGAAAATAATGTCTGAGCCAGCAGTAGCAATAGAGTCTCTAGACAAACAACCAATATCAGCAATTGAGTCATGCAAAGCCATTGTGGAGGGTGTTGTAGCGCCCGAATACACCAATATCTGACGCTTACCAAAGATAAACAAGAACCCGTTGTGTGCGCCCAAACCAACAATCTGATCTGAACCATTAGGCCAAACTCTAGAAACATCCAAAGTACCTGATGTACCACCTGTCCAGTTATGTCCTGCCAACAAATCAGAGAAAGTGATAGTTACATTGTCTGCTGAAGTCTCAGCAACCCATAACCTACCAAAAGCCGATATAGCAACATTTGCTAAAGGAACAGTGCCTGTATAACCTGTCTTCTCACTAACTCTACGAAAAGTCGTAGTGCTTACAGCAGGGTCAAAAATCAACGGGTCATTGCCTGATTGGAAGAAAAATGTAATCCCATTTAGGGATGCACATTGATAATTAGTTGTGGTGATAGTAGGTGCTGTACCTCCACCACCATAAGTTAACTCAACTACAGCATTAGACCCATCAAGTTTAAACAGCTTGTTGTTGCCAGCAAACAATGTAGTCAAAGTCCCATCAACTTGCACTAACTCATGGATAACTTTAATGTCGTTAGCGCCAAGAGTGCCACTTGAAGAATTGACTCTTGAAAAACCTTTACGAGAACCAACCCGACCATACTGGTCAATCACGCAATTAGTAGCAATAGCCGCAAAACCACTCGCTAAATCTAGCGGTGAGTCTTGGGTATTCAGCCCATAAAATGCTGGTGCTGAAATGCTAAATAATCGCAGTGGCTGTGTCATACGGGTACAAATTCTTGGTTCTCAGGATAGCGAGTGCTTTCCAAAGCAATGTGGTCAGACAACATCGCCTTATAAAGCAAGAATGCTTCTGATGATGATGTACCACCATCTTCACCACGTTCTATCAAAGCCCTTGCATAAGCATTCTGAGCCACTAGCACATCAGGTACAGAGACAACAGTTGAATCTGCGGCTAACGTAGCTTGTGGCACTGTCAAGGCAAACTTGATCGTATACACGCCATCAGGTATTGGGTACAGATTTACCTTAGTGTCGTAGCTTGCATCAACACCATCAAAAGCAAATTCTGTAGGTATTGAGTTGACAAGTGGCGTAAAGTTTAGTTTGCGGTTCATGTCCACAAAAGTGATGTTTATGAGTCCAACATTACTTGTGGTATTGATTACATCCATGACTTGAAACTTCTGACCAGCACCTGTCAAAGAATAAGCTGCTGTAGATGCTACAGTAGTAACTGTAATAGTCTGACCCAAAACATTCCAAGAAAAAGCATCTTCTATCTGACGCTTGGCATCATTAACAAACTTGCCAATCAATGTTGAATAGGCAGTTTGGTTGTTTGCGGTAACAACAGGTTCTCTGAGTCTAATCAGAACATCATTGATAATTTCAAGGTAGGTCATGTTCTAGTCAACCCTTCTTCTTCAAATGTGGCTATAAAACTAAATGTGCTTGCAGATTGTGTTGTAATTTTTAACTTATCGCCTTCTTCAAAAACAATATAGGCATTACCATCAAACTGCAAATATTCTTTTGTACTGAAATCAAGAGCAGTCAATATATCAAGCGTAGAGTTAGCACTTGCGTCATACCATTGAACAGTTATATGCTTGGTAGAGCCACCAGTGTTGTGGATATACATTACAGTAAATTTTGAGTAATAGCCTCTAGGACAGGTATAGACTGTGGTGTCTACTGCCGCTGTAGGACTAACTCCAACTGATAATGCTCTCATTTCGCTTTTGCCTTGTTCCTTGCGGATATAGCTTTAGCTTTTGCCTTTGCGTCAGCCTTTGAGGTTGCACCCCATGCCTTGAGCGAAAGAAGCAGTCTTGTTGGTTCACCATCCTTGTACTCTGCACCGCTGCTACCAGCCATACGAGCCAAGAAACTTGCTCTGCGAGGGTTATCCCCCGACTTTACTGGAGGCTTCAGATTACCACCAGTTTCTGCATTATAAGACGCTCTGCCCTTGGCATTCAAGCCGCCTTTTGGATTTTGACCAGCTTTTGTTTGCC